CAATTACGCCTGTTACCTTTTTTTCCAGTTGTTTTGATACTTGTGGATTTTGTTTCATGAATAAAGCGGCGCCTGCTGCACCTAATATAGGAATTAGGTAAGGCACTAAAGGAGCAATAAAAACTTCATTAATATGTTGACGTTCTGCAAACTCTCTTAGTCTCATTACTTGCTCCAATTCTTAACAGCATTGAAGTTGTTTTTACTAAACTCCATGCGGTCAACTAGTTTCACTGCACCGCTATCACTGCCAATAGCAACAAAGCCTTCTGGGTTTGTTACTTCATAGCCTGTGTCTGTGCGTAGCAGTGACTTAATACTATCTACTTTATTTAACTTACTTATCAACATATTCTTAAGTGCGATAATGTCTTTGTATACTGCTAATGCACTTGCAATGCCTGTCATATTATCATCGACAAACTTATTCTGTGCTTCTATCTTATCAGTGCGCTTCTTAACTGCAGGACTAGCAGGGTCTTGATTCTTTAGTTTTGCAATTTCTTTTTGTATGTAATCATTGTACCATTGTGTAAAGTCTTGGGCAAAACTCTGCGCATCATCAATTTGTGTATCGCCTCTGCGTATTCTTGCATTAACATACTGCATCATAAGAGCCTTGTATTCGCCACTAACTGCCTTGAAGTCTGCAGTTTTAAGTGCGCCTGCTGCAGCATTTAGTCCTTGTAGTATTTGTTTGTTCTCTTGTTGTGTGAGACTTGCTTGTCCACTTAGGTCTTTGTATGTTGCATCATCAAACCATACTGAACCAGTCTTGTTTAGTTCGCTAACATTGGCGCCAAAACTTGCTTGCATATTTTCCATGCTGTCGCCTGTGTAGGTTGTGTGAAATATAATACCCATCTGACTTGCTGCAATGCGCTTACCTAATTCACTTGCTTTTGGCACAGCATAAGCAATAGTGTTAGGTTGGAACACCCAACTTGACTCGCCGTCGATGTCAGCAGTTTCTAAATCACTTTTGGTATACATCATGTCACCTTGTAGTACACCTTGTATTCCCAAACTCGGAAGTAGTTTTAGTGCTAGTGCTAGTTTGTCACGCAAGCCGCCTTCATAACCGTACTTGTCAAGGTCTGCAGTGCTTTTTACAAGTTTGCCTGTTTTACTAAACACGCCTTTAGTACCAACAAAAAACTTGCCGTCTGCTGGATCTGTTCCAACAAAGATAGCAGGTGCACCATCCCACTTTACAGTTACGCTACTGTTTACTGTGCCGCCTTCTTCTAGCATATCACGCACACTGTTAATATACTGCAGCGCACTGTTGGCACCACTAGCACCTTGAAGAAATACTAGATCCTCAATGTGTTCTAAGTGCAGATTTTTGCCTTCAGCAGCCTCGGCTACTATTTCTCTGAAGCGCATTTGCTTTCGTTGACTTTCCGAATACCTCGTACAAACTTACGACTGTCTTGATGTTTGATACTGTTAAGCAATCGGCGTTCCAAATCGCCGGCTACATCACTGTCATAATGTTTGTGCATTTCATTAATAAGATTGATTGCGCTCTCTATTACGTTAGTTGCTCGACTTTCCATTACATGTTGTCTATCTTTTTCAACAATCATGCTGTTTAGTTCGTGTAGTATACTACGAGTTTGTTTACGCATGGTTTCGTCCTTATCGTTTTTAGTATTTATCGGTTAAATACACTATTACATATTGTAACATGGAGAGAGAATATGTCAACTATCGAGAACCCCGGTTCGCACTTTGCAACTCTGGCTAAAATAGCCTATATGACCGAAAAAAATAGTAAGCCAATCGCACATGAACTCGGTTATACTAAAACAAAACTTATAGATCATAAAGGTGCAGAGTGTTTATTCCTTGAAAACAGTGAACGCATTGTACTTGCGTTTAGAGGCACAGAGCCAAAAGAGTTTAGTGATATCAAAGCAGATCTAAAAGCATGGAAACGTCCCAGTGACACTGAAGGAATGGTGCATGCAGGATTCTATGATTACCTAGAGCGCATCTGGGATACTGTTGAGAACCATATTAACTATGGCAAACGTGAAGAAAAAGAACTTTACATATGTGGACATAGTCTGGGCGGCGCAATGGCAACACTTGCTAGTAGTAGACTAAACGATAGAGTTGTTGCTTGCTATACATACGGAAGTCCTCGTGTAGGTGGCAGAGATTGGCTTGCAAAGCAGACGTTTGAGAACCATAGATATGTAAACAACAACGATGTTGTGCCTCGTGTTCCATTTTGGATCATGGGTTTTAGACACTATGGCGAACTACACTATATTAACTACTATGGCAATCTGCGTAAACTTACACCATGGCAGAAATTTAAGGACAGTTGGCGTGGACGCTTTCGTGCTTGGAGTAAACTAGAACTGTTTGACGGTGCTAGAGATCACAGCATGGATTCTTATGAAAGTAAAATAGCCAAAAATTAATACACTACACAAGTCTCTTACTAAATAAAGTGTGACAGAAATGTCACACTTGGCACAAACAAAAGAATTTAGGCAAAAAAGAGGCACACAATGAAGTTACCTAAGGACGCAACGGCTCAATTAGAACGATTACTAGGCAGATTCATAAGGCATATTCCGAACAATGCTGAATATCATAACAGGCTTATCGAAGAACTAGAGATTATTCTCAAACTTCGTTTCGTCGATTACTTCCTCACAATTTGCGATGTACTGACGCTAACCCGTGACATTACTCATATGACTCGTGGTTCAGCAGGGTCTAGTCTCGTCTGTTACCTACTGGGTATTACAGACGTGGATCCCATAAGATGGCAAATACCGGTTGCACGTTTCCTAAATCCTTTGAGAGATGATTTACCAGATGTGGATATAGACTTTCCACATTGGCAACAAACTGCTGTAATGCAACGGATATTTGATAAATGGCCCGGCAAAAGTGCCAGGATCAGCAACTATGTTACCTACAAGGAGCGTGGTGCTCGCAGAGAAGCGGCACGTCGTCTTGGCGCATCTGGTAAACTTCCTCGCAATTTTAAATACGAAGATTTAGACATCGACAAGGAAGAAGCAATGAGAATCGAAAAGAAACTAATAGGCAAAAAGAAAGCAATATCAAAACACTGTGGAGGTATACTTGTATTCAATCATAAAGTTCCAAAAAGTTTAATTAACGCAGACAACCAAATACTACTAGACAAACATGAAGTAGAAGACCTAGAACATTTAAAAATAGATATACTTGCTAACAGAGGACTTAGCCAACTGTTAGAGATAGACAGCGAAACACCACTGGAAGCATATCCAGAACAGGATTTTGAAACAAGTCAAATGCTTTGCAGAGGAGAAGTTATTGGTGTAACACAAGCAGAGTCGCCAGCAATGCGCAGACTGTTCCAAGCAATACAACCACAAAGCAAAGCAGACTGTGTATTTGCTACTGCACTTATTAGACCTGTTGCTACTACAGGCAGACAAAAAGCAAGTTTTTTCCAAGACTGGACAGAACAAAGACTAGAGGATACTATTGTATACGAAGATGATGCTATTCGCAAAATAGCCAAACTTATTAACTGTGATATGTATGAAGCAGACATGTATCGTCGTGCGTTTGCAAAACGTGACGAACAAAAAGTTATGCAGTTTATGGAGCGCATGGGCGACAGTGAGAACAAAGATCAGATCATACAAGAACTATATGGCTTGGGCAACTTTGGATTATGCAGAGCACATGCTGTAAACTTGGGTAGACTTATATGGGCATTGGCATATCAGAAAGCACACAATCCTAAAGAGTTTTGGCGGGCAGCACTTAAACACTGCCAAGGCAGTTACAAACGCTGGGTACATAAAACAGAAGCAAAGAACGCTGGCTGGGATCTGCGTGAACTAGGATACCCAAACGGCATTACAGAAAGTCCACAACAACAGTACAAACGCCATGGATATTGGACACAACCAGAGTTTATGCCCAATATGTTTGTGCAGGAGACCTGGGGAGATAGAGTAAACTTTGCAGGGCTAGTTGCTAATGGGCGTGTATTCAGAGGTGAAGGTGGACGTTATGTTACATTTGTAACACTGGGTGTTGCTAATGGTGAATACGTGGATGTTACTATTAAAAAGCCTTTTGGATACAAAGACACAGATGTAGTTGTAGGCAGTGGCAAGATACGCATGAGCAATGGTAGTCGTTATATTGATTGTTGGGACGCACAAGGCTACAGACTAGATCGATACCTATCAAACTGACTATTACTGAACTGAAGTTTAAAACTGTCCAAATGTTCTCTAACTAAAGATAGATTTTTTAGATGTCTATCCATATAATCTAACTTTTTTACACTGTGATTTTCTAATAATTCACGGTTAAGTTCTAGTGCGTTTAGAACTCTAATCCCCGGGTGTGCCTCATATTGATAACTATGATCAATTATGTCATCGAAAACATCAAAACCTATACGAGTGAGTTGATCGGGCAATCCATAGCCTCCACAAAATATAGGAAAACAACAACCATATAATGTCATTAAATACTTTTCTGTAACCAAACAACCCTTTTCCCAAAAGTTAGGTTCGGCG